ATTGGAGGTCAATCGGCTCAAGCCAAATGAACAGGATTACCGCATCAAGTTCAACCCGCGTCAAAGTCCTAACTGGACTGACGGATACAATAACATCGTTAGCGGTAACAAATACGAAATACTTTTCACAAATGACAGGACTTTATGGGTGGTTGGTGACGCTTATGAGTGTGGAACTTCCGACTTGGTTTAACAACAAGCTTGGGTGGTTCTTTAAAAACGGAAACAAAACTATTAAAATGAAAAAAACAGAGACCGACTTCGGAATACACAACTACAAGTTAACCGAAAACAAACACACGGTTACAATTGAAATGCCAAAGCCAATATTTACTTCCATTGTGAGGGTAGCAAAATTTGGTAACGACTGTATTAGATTTAAATCTTTACCCGACAAGATGCCAGGGAAGGCAAGTGGTGCCTCTTCAGCAATATCAGGGCTGTCTTATGACGCCTTCAAAATAGGGAGAGAAGCCCACGAAGAACGAATGAGAAATAAATTAAAAACAACCAACAAATGAACGATAAAGAAAATTGGAAAGTGGTGGGTGAGTTTACTCGGTTACTACAAAAACTAGGTATCGAAGATGAATTCAGGAACGGTATACATATAGATGATCTCTACGAGATGAACAACGTATCGTCTGATGTAGCTTGGTCGGTTTTAGAAAATAAATTAAATGAATTAGGCTTTAAAGAAATATCTGGTAGGTGGGTGAAAACGGAAACAAATGAGTGAGCCAAGGATATCAATATATACAAATCAGTCAGCTGAACACACGAAGAACGATGGGCGTAAGCTGTTCATTGAGTTCATGAAGGTGATGAAAGAAGAGATGGACGGAAAGGTAATACTCCCTTTAATGACTAATGACATGATGAACAAGTTCAGGGAGTTTGAAATAAAAATTAATAAACTATACGAAGATGGGATGGAATACGGATTCTGAAATTACACAGCAGCTCTGGAGCTATGAGCGAGACGGCAAGACATACTATACCCCGTCTGGTGCATACGCTGAGAAGACAGGAGTTAACATACAACAAGTATTATGCATCACCTATGACTAACGAACAAGCAATACAAATCATATTGGAAAACAAAGACCCATCCAGTGCAGAGCGTCTAGCAGCCATGTATGCTTGTGATGATATAATCGAAGCAGACATTGACGTATGGTTAAGCAAAGATGTATCAGAGTATCTACCTCAGTTCCCTGATATCGCAGAGAGTCTGGTTGAAGACCTACTCAAAGAAGATAGTATATCTGTGGAGCGTGTGGCTAACAGCCTTACCGAAGTGTCAAGGTCTATGTATCACTACGTCAAGTTTTACGAAATACTCAGCAGTTACGACATAGCATTGTCAGAACGCTGACAGGGAGAGAGACGGATGGTGTGCAGGGAGATCCTGCAACACGCCGTGTGCTGGAGACAGCGCAACATTGAGAGCGTTGAGAAACAAAGTCTCTCTTTTCCCCTTTAGAAATTTGCATCATATAAACTTAAAACTTAAATTAGCATGCTCAATGAAATGAAATCAATAATGGAGGAGTACTACCATGTAATAGGGTTAACTCCTGACAAGTCAAGGCGAGCCGAACAAGTGAAAGCTAGAGCCGCAATGATGTCAGCCATGAGGCATTTTAGTTTGACTACCACATCTATTGGTGAGGTGTTCGAAGCAGACCACAGTACGGTAGTACATCACACAGCTAAACACGATGGTAATATGGATTACTGGCCTGGATACAGGAAGAATTACATATCTGCATCTAGGCTGTGCAACAACACAATGAAAGCCAAAGTAATCCAATCCAAACTACGATATGTAAATGCCCAACTAACCAGACTGAATAGATTAAAGAAAGACTTAGAAGAAACAATTAAATAATAATCATGAGTAATTACAAATTCAAGACCACGAACATCCGTGGCAAGCAGTACGTTGAAGTCAACGAACGAATCAAGTTCTTCCGACAGGAGGAGCAATACAAGAACTGGAGCCTTATCACAGATTTCACTGTGTTAGACGAGGCTCAATGTGTATGCAAGGCGTCGATCGTAGACGCTGAGAATCGCATCATCTCGGTAGGTCATGCACATGAGGTGCAAGGAAGTAGCAACATCAACAAGACTAGCTACGTAGAGAACTGCGAGACATCAGCTATTGGTCGTGCATTAGCTATGCTGGGAATCGGTATTGATACATCAATCGCTTCGGCTAACGAGGTATCTGATGCTATCGCCAAGCAAGATGCTACCGCACCAACCAAGGCTGAGAAGATGGTAAAGAAGGTGCAAGAGAAGTTTGATACCGCACCCCCTGAGAACATCATGGACAAAGCTGTTGCTTACATCAAGTCGCAGACCGACAAGAAGAAAGCATTTGAGTCTATCGTAAGTAAGTATGGTGACAGCCTCACCGACAAGCAGATGTCAGGCTTACAGAAGTTTGTCCGATGAGCAAGTACCCTGTAATGGACAGGAAGCTAACTAACATAGCTACGTTCTCAGGCTTTCGCCGTCAATGCCTAACGGCTAATATGTCTAAGCACTGGGTTGACAATGACAACGAACAACCAGTATGTACGGGGTTATACTTCATTAAGCACAAGGACTTCCTAGGTGACATAGACATCGCGGAATATCACATCAACAGCAAGGGTAAATCCTTCTGGTGTACTGGTGGAAATCCTACACACTGGGCTGAGATAGAAACCTATGAGTATATGCTTGAAGACGGCACACCATTATACGAAGACCAATGAATATATCAGATAAATTAATGGAGCGGTACGGCAAGTCTCACTTGTCGTACTCGTCTCTCAAGCAAGCCCTAGGCGACATGGCTCAGTTCGATCGCTACATGAAGGGTGAAGTCAAATACAAATCAGATGCGCTAGAGTTCGGTACTATGTACGATATGCTGTTGTTCGAACGGGACAAAGCATTTGAGAAGTACACGGTCATGTCTCCATCCGCTATCGTAACCACGCTATCAGACAAGGCTCAAGCCTCCAAGAAACCAACGCTAACTGCTGAATACAAGGCAAGGCTCAAGGAAATCAAGGAGGAAGCGGCTGAGGATGGTAAGTCAATCGTATCGCACGATGAATGGCAGACAGCTAACGACATGATCGACAGGCTAGCAACATGTGGTTTGCTTGACTCTCATCTCAAGGGTGACTATCAGGTAGGATTCCTCGAAGAGCTACACGGCATACAGGTCAAAGGATTCCTCGACTGCTTAGGCGATGGATTCATCAGCGATAGTAAGTCGGCACGTAGCTCGGAGAAGTTTCGGTATGCCATCAAGGACTTCTCATATGACATCCAAGCCTACATCTACACACAGGTGTTTGGAATAAAAGATTTCTATTGGGTTGTACAAGAGAAGACTTATCCGTACCTTCCTGCCCTCGTTAAATGTTCTGACTCAACCCTATTTACAGGAGAGATGAAGTTCCATGATGCACTCAAGCGTATCACTGACTTCCTGGAGCAAGACTATAATCCACAAAAGGATTACTTAAACTATGAAGTTTAACAGACTACTCAAGATAGCTTTGCTTATAGTGACTGCTATTACATTCGATTATTTTTTTTACAATTTCATAACCAATTAAATTCATTAACATGAGTGAACAAACAAAGAAGTACGAGAGCGTACTGGTTGGTTGGGCCGATGAGCCTAGCTACAATGACAATGGCGAGTTGATAGGATGGTCTTTCCGTCTCAAGGACAACGAGCTTAAGGATGCTATTGACCAATACACCACCAAGCGTGATGCACAGGGTCAAGGCGGTAACGTTCGATTTCGACTATTCATGTCGAAGAATGGTAAGCCATGCCTAAGCGTATGGGATCCTAACAGTGAGGCTGCGCAAGAGCGCCGCACAACAACTAAATCCGAAGGGTCTTCTGACCTTCCGTTCTAACGGGTTGTTTTAACAGGAGACAGGGGTGGGGCGAAAGCTCTACCCCTTTTCTTCCTCTAACATTATGGGACAACCAATATACTCCATGACCGCCAAGGTCATTACGATTAAGAACAAGCGACCACAAACTAGAAACGTGTGGATCGTAAGCAAATATGATAACCCAACGGATATCATGAAGAAGGATGGAAAAACAATGTCAAGACTTGAGCGTGAGTTGTTTACTGCTAAGGCCAAGAACAAGACCATTGTGATTGATTCCATAACTTCGATAAAACAAGTTGGAACAACATCACTAACAAATGAAACATAGCGACAAACAGGTAGGTGGCAAGCACTATAAGAGCATGAAGATTCAGCCAACTGATTTCATAGCTGCCAACGACATACCCTTCATAGAGGGGAATGTGATTAAATACGTATGCCGACACGAATTCAAGAACGGCAAGGAGGATGTCCTCAAGGCTATCCACTATTTAAATCTATTACTCGAATACAAATACTCGGATGAACGTAACGATATACAAAGACCTGTACAAGAAGTCAAAGGCGGACGCACACGTGATTCCGATAGTGACAGCCCTGAAGCGAATACAGGAGGGGATTTCTGCGCCAACGATTGAAGCTGTTCGCGGTGGAGAAAAAGATTTCAAAAAGAGCCTACCCGTTGTATTGTTCAGCGGTGAGTTTGGCGACAGGAAAGACCAAGCAATTGAGAAGCATAGCGGATTCATTGTTCTGGATTTCGATCACATTGATGTTAATGTATCCAAGGCTCTTCTCAGTACCGACCCGTATGTATACAGCTGTTGGGTATCTCCGTCAGGTGATGGGCTCAAGGCGTTAGTCAGGATAACCCATCCTGAACGACACCGCGATCACTTCCGTGCATTACGTACATACTTCAATAAGCAGTATGACCTAGAGGTAGATGAGTCGGGCATCAACGAATCCCGTGCATGCTTCGAGTCATACGACCCAGACATCATCATCAAAGATGAGTCATCTAGCTTCGGAGCATTCGCGACAGAGAAGAGTGAATCGCAGGTAGCTGTCTCACAATCAGGGGTTTACACCGATTACTTAAAGTTAAATCTAGCTGCGCGTATGATACGTCAGTGCGATGACGGGGAGAAACATGCTACCCTTCTTCGTGCTGCTAGGCTGTGTGGTGGGTATGTAGCTGCTGGACGCATGGAGGAGGACGAGGTAGTCCGTGTACTTACCCGTGAGATACTCAAGCGTGATGTAGATGATGAGAAGCATACCATCAATACCATCCGAGATGCTATAGAGAAGGGCAAGCAAGACCCTATCCGAGCCACCATCGACGACGAGAAGAAGGCACAGCGTGAGATGCTCGTTAATGATGGGGACATGTCATTCATATCCTCGGACGATGAGGACTTCAGGTGGATTGATGACTACGCGAACGGACGTATAC